TGCTGCTGATATTGTTGCCGATCCTTCTGCTCCAGATGCCTTTGTTCAAGGAATCATGGAGGGTAAAGAATGGGTTTGGGAAGGAGGAAAACTTCGCGAACATCTTGCCGAAAAAACTCAAAAGAGAATTAATACATTAGTTCAACAGAGAGCTTTGGAAGAACATAAGTTAAATTTATTCCAAGAATTTCTTTCAAATCTTTAAATTATAAATAAATATAGATTATAACAAATAAGATCTAAAAACAATGTCCGTTGGTAGTAATTTACAAGAAATGGAAAACGTAGTAACCAAAGGGGCAGCACCTGCCGAACCCATGCAAAATATCGCACAGAATGCATCTGGAGTTATGGTTCCAGGTCAAACTGGTTCATGGGAAGATCTAGGTGGCCCTACTCCAGAAAACTATCGTCCCGATGACGATTCTTCTGCTCTCAAAACTCCTGGCGCAACTTTATCTCAAGTTAGAGATGTTGTAAATGCTAAGGCATCTGCACCAGAACCTATGGCAACTGCAAAGGAAGAAACTGAGAGTTCTGAAGAAGTTGTTGCCGAAGAGGAGATTGTTGAGGAGGACTTGGTTGATGAAGAAATTGAAACTGAAGAAGTAACGGAAGAAGAAGTATTAGAATACGATATTGAATCTGATGTTAATGCTCTATTAGAAGGAGAAAATCTTTCTGAAGAGTTCCAAGAAAAAGCACGTTTAATCTTTGAGTCTGCAATTAATTCAAAAGTAAATGAAATTAAAGAGCAACTCGAAGAAAATTATCAAAATGCTTTAATCGAAGAAGTAGAAACGATTAAAGAAGAACTTGTAGATCGTGTCGATTCATACCTTGAGTATGTTGCTGACGAGTGGATTCAAGAAAATGCACTTGCAGTAGAGCACGGTCTTAAGTCTGAAATGACAGAATCATTCCTAAATGGAATGAAGAGTCTTTTTGAAGATCATTATGTAACAATCCCTGAAGATAAATATGATGTAATCGAGAGTATGGTAGATAAACTTGATGAAATGGAAGAAAAACTCAACGAGCAAATTGAAAGAAATGTTGCTCTGAATAGAAGATTAGCAGAGTCAGTTGCTGATGTAATTTTTGCAGATGTCGCTGAGGGTCTTGCACTCTCACAAAAAGACAAACTCGCTTCTCTTGCCGAAAATGTTGAGTTTGATAGTGAAGAGAGCTATCGTGAGAAACTAGTTACTCTGAGAGAATCATATTTCCCAGCAAATACTAGTGCTCAAAGAGATGACTCTGAGAGTCTGTATGAAGAAGTACTTACCGAAGAAGCAGAAGTTTCAACTCCAGCAACTTCAGTAATGGATGCTTATCTTCAAACTCTTAGTAGAGTCGCTAAAAAGTGATTTTTAAATCATAAAGTCAAACAAAACTTTTTTAAAGAGGTTAACTCAAATGCAGATGTACAATACAGAATATCTGCAGGAGAAGTGGTCACCAATCCTTGATTATCAAGGAATGGATCCAATCAAAGATTCACATCGTAGAGCGGTAACTGCTATCCTGCTAGAGAACCAAGAGAAAGAATTACGTGAGGAAAGAGCATTCCTCAGCGAAGCAAGCCCAACAAACTCTGCCGGAACTGGTGGATTTAGTGGTAGTGCTTCAAACACAACAGGAACTCCTGTTGCAGGTTTTGATCCCGTTCTGATTTCACTAATCAGACGTTCAATGCCTAATCTGATCGCTTATGATCTTTGCGGCGTTCAGCCAATGAATGGTCCTACCGGACTCATCTTTGCAATGCGTTCGCGTTACAACAACCAGACTGGCGCAGAGACTTTCTACAACGAAGTCGATTCTGCATTCTCTGGTCAGAACAAGGGACTCAATCTCGAAGGTGGATTCACCGATGGAACCGTTGGTCTTGGAACCACGGCACAAGGTGGAAGCAATCCTTCAATCCTCGATGCTTCAAATCAAGCAAATAACGCTGCTCCTGGCAATAGCCAGTATAACGTTGGCGGTGGTATGGAAACCGGTGCTTCTGAAGCACTCGGAGATGCTGCAGACAACTATTTCAACGAGATGGCGTTCTCGATTGAAAAGCTTACTGCAACTGCTAAGTCACGCGCACTCAAGGCAGAATATTCGCTAGAACTTGCACAAGACCTCAGAGCAATCCACGGTCTGAATGCAGAAGCTGAGTTGGCAAACATCCTCAGCACTGAAATTCTTGCTGAAATCAACCGAGAAATCATCAGAACCATCTATAAAGTTGCTGTTCCTGGTGCTCAGGTTAACACTGCTACCCCTGGTGCTTTTGACCTTGACGTTGATTCAAACGGTCGTTGGTCAGTTGAGAAGTTCAAGGGTCTTATCTTCCAGATCGAGCGCGATGCAAACGCAATTGCACAGCAAACTCGTAGAGGAAAGGGCAACATGATCCTCTGCTCCGCAGACGTTGCTTCAGCACTCACGATGGCAGGTGTTCTGGATTATACCCCTGCACTCAACGCTAACTTGAACGTTGATGACACTGGAAATACCTTCGCTGGTGTTCTCCAAGGTAAGTATAGAGTTTACATCGATCCATATTCTGCAAACGTTGCTGCTAACCAGTTCTACGTTGTAGGTTATAAGGGAACCAACCCTTATGATGCAGGTCTATTCTATTGCCCATACGTTCCTCTCCAAATGGTTCGTGCCGTTGGTGAGCAAACATTCCAGCCCAAGATTGGATTTAAGACCCGCTATGCGGTTGTCGCTAATCCATTCGCTAAGGGTGCAACCGAATCTGTTGCTCCTGACAACATCTCAACCAACTCGAACGTATACTACAGAAGAGTCAAGGTTCA